GACAGCTTGTCTTCACGTTATACCAAGGCTTTGGCCCGCGGTATGGCTTACACCAAGCAAGTTAAAGCTGCTTATGTGTTGAACAACGCCTTCACTGGCGGCCCAACATACGGCGACGGCGTGGTTCTGTGTTCTACAGCCCACCCACTTGTCTCTGGTGGCACTAACAGCAATCGTCCTACAACAGGCGCTGACTTGAATGAAACATCGTTGGAAAACGCTGTTATTCAAATCGCTGCTTGGACAGACGAGCGCGGTTTGTTGATCGCTGCTAAGCCCCGCAAGCTTATCATCCCCCCAGCACTGCAATTCGTTGCAACTCGCTTGTTGGAAACCGAACTCCGCGTCGGTACAACTGACAACGATATCAACGCATTGAAGAACAATGGTTCGATCTCTGAAGGTTACACTGTTAACCACTATTTGACCGACACCAATGCTTGGTTCTTGACAACAGACGTACCTAACGGCCTGAAGCACTTTGTTCGTTCACCCTTGTCTAACAGCATGGATGGCGACTTTGACACAGGTAACGTTCGTTACAAAGCCCGTGAGCGTTACAGCTTCGGTGTGTCAGATCCTCTGGGTATCTTCGGTTCACCCGGTTCGTCCTGATAAAACAGCCCCACAAGGGTAAATTTAGGGCCACCTTCGGGTGGCCTTTTTCTTGTCACAAAACTAAATTACGATGGACTTGCAGTCGCGGTGGCTGCATAAACACAGGGGCACATCATGAAATTTGAAATGGAATTTGGCTACTTTGGCAACAATAAGCTGTCTATTGAGACTCACGATTTTGAGATGATTCAAATTTTTCAAAAGTTTGTGGAATTTCAAGAGAATTACGGTTGGGCAGTAAACTACGACATTGTGTCTGACGACGAAGAGTTTGAAGACGAAGACGATACAGAAGAAGAGTTGGATGGCTCTGTGGCTGAAGCCGCAGAAGAAGCCGCTAAAACAGAGTGATACTAGGGGGCTTCGGCCCCTTTTTTCTTTTTGGCTTTTTTGTTTTCACGTTCGTTGTGATGATGTATACGGTGACAGTTGGCGCATAGCACATCGCATTTTTTGACTTCTTCCATAGCCCGTTTAAAGGCGCGATATTTGATTAGTTTGTTGACGGAAGCTTCTTTTGTGCTACTGTCTATATGGTGAAAATCTAACGTGGCTGGGTGGTTTTGCCCACACTTAACGCAAGACAATGTAGCTTTAAAGCTACGCCACTGCTCTTTATATTTTTTAACAGACGCTTTAGTTGTAGCTAGTACTTTAGCTTTATTATTTTGGTAGTACGTACTTGCGTACGTTTTTTGTTTAGTTTGCTTAACAATTTTGTCTTTATACGGCATGATTAATTTTGTACTTCCAGTACAATGCCGTTTTTAAACCCCAAGGTTTAGATGGCTCAAACATTTTAAAACCTGTAGCTATCAAACTATTTGCAGACGCTGGGTTTTCGTTGGTGTCAGTGATGACCCAATTCATGCCTAATGTTTTGGCCTTGCGAATACGCGCCTTAATAAGTTTTTTCTGAAGCCCGCATCCACGATGAGCGAGTACAACACCTGCCCGACAAAGATACATGGTATCAGACCAACGAGCAGAGGGAACAACACCAGCGAACCCAACAGCTTCACCACCATGTGTGTAAACGACATACCAGTATTCCTTGTCTGTAATTTTGTACACCACATCTGCGGGAAGACACGCTTTTTGAAGCAACGTCAACAGTTGCACCACTTCTGGTTGGCGGGTATCAACAGGAACAACGCGGTATTTCATGACTACATAATGCCCAAAAATTGTGACAAGAAAATAAATGTTGCGCAGCTTAAAAAGCCGTGATATAAACACAGTAATCCGGGCTTTCCGGTGTATCAAACTGTCCCGGCAGACAACATGCAAGATTGATGCACCTTTAACTGCATGAAGGAAATATCATGGGATTCGCTACTCACCTCGGCCCTTGGCTGCTTGGCACTGTCCGTAACACAACTGGCACAACTGTCGGCACAATTGAAAACTGCGGTGCTACCGTTGTTTCTCAAACTTTCAAAAAGAACTACGCTGGTCAAGCCGCTTCCGCGACTACTGACACCATCTGCGTGTTACCTGCTGGCGCTCAAATTCAGTTTATTCACATCGACACTTTGGTTGCGTTTACCGGCTCTACAGCCGCTAACGTACAAATCGGTGATGGTTCTACAGCCAACTTGTACTGGTCTTCTACAGACGTTACATCTCAAGGTCGTGCCGCTGTTAGTAACGCCTCTACTAAGTTAGCTAACTGGGTTGGTGCGGCTACTACTGCTTCTCCTAACGGTGCTGGTGTTGGCGCAACAGACGTAAAAATTGTTGCCACAATGACCCCAACTGTTGCCGCAGTGACTGCTGGTACTGTTCAGTACACAATCATCTACACTGTTGCCAACTCTGACGGCAATCAATTCCCAGCTTCTGCTTAATTGATCTAGGGGGCTTCGGCCCCCATTTACAAGGAGATTGATTATGAATCAGACACCTGTCAAACAGGCGCATATAAACGCTAGTGGATTCATGGTTCTCGGTCGTAACCGAGTCAAAGCCATTTCATTTACTGGCTCTGCCACTGCTGGGTACGTTACGTTATTTGATACCACCGTTGCCCCGGTAACTACGGCAACTTATGGTCGTTCTGGTACAACCATCACCGTTACATTAACTGCTCACGGTTTAACAACTGGTCAAGTTATTGGCGTTGATTTTGCGGCAGGTACAGGCGGCACTGCTACTAATGGCAACTACGCAGTAACTGTTACAAACTCAAGTACGTTTACGCTTACAGACATTAACTCCGGCAGTATTACTGCTGGCGCGGCAATGGTTTTTGCAAACCGTTGGTTGATGACGTATGACGTAGCGGCAAACGACTCATACAACAATGCCCCATTTATTCCTGATGATGGCGTAGTTGTTACTGATGGTGTTTATGCTCAAATGAGTAACGTAGTAGCTTGCAATATTTATTATGGCTGAAACAAAACAGGCAACATTGATGGGGCGAAAACTGTTCATAGGCATTCCAGCTTATGACGGCAAGCTTAACATCAAGACTGCATTTGCTCTGGCGCAGTTAATGCCCAAGGCGATGAGTCTTGGTGTATCCGTCACGTTGTCTGATTTGTCTAATTGCTCCATTATTACCATGGCACGTAACGCCTTGGTACACGAATTCTTAAAGACAGACTGCACAGAGCTTTTGTTTATTGATGCGGATGTCATTGTCACACCTGACGACATCTTAAGGTTGATGGCCCAGAGCGGCCACATGGACATTACTGCTGGTGCATACCCACGCAGAGCCAAAGATGCAAAGTTTTTTGCAGATGTGTACTACGACGACAACGGCGAATTAGAGTTTGAAGGCTCTATGATGCGTTTAAAGCGTGCTCCGACCGGCTTTATGCTGATCCAGCGCCACGTCATAGAGCAGATGATTGCAGCGCATCCTGAGTGGACTTATGAGAAATCTCCAACAGAAAAAATGTCAGCAATTTTTGATTTTGCTATTCGTGATGGCAAGTATGTTGGTGAAGACTACCTGTTCTGCGACAGAGCCACAGACATGAATTTTACAGTCTACCTAGACGTAGACATTAGCCTGCCGCACGTCGGCCAAGAAACGTTTGAGCGCAACTTCCGCGAGGAGGTTGTAATGCCTTTGCTGGAAAACATTTACCAGCACAAACTGAAAGTTGTAAATGGCTAAGAGTGCAGCATGGACGAGAAAAGAAGGCAAGAACCCGAATGGTGGTTTAAACGCCAAGGGCCGAGCCTCTGCCAAAGCGCAAGGCATGAATTTGAAACCGCCCCAGCCAGAAGGAGGCTCCCGGCGAGACTCTTTTTGTGCGAGGATGAGTGGCATGAAAAAGAAATTGACAAGCGCCAAAACGGCCAACGATCCAGATTCACGGATCAATAAATCGTTAAGGGCGTGGAACTGTGCAGAAGGCGGTTATGTACATAGCGCGGATGGGATTGCCCAACGCGGGAAAACAAAAGGCCGGATGTGCTAGATCTAAACACCGCTTGGTCTGCCGTTTTATCTTTAGTGATTGGATTGCTAGGTTACATGATGAACGAAAAGTTCAGGGAACTGGCACGTATCACTATTCTGTTGAACAAAACTCGTGAGGAGGTAGCACGTGATAACGTTACTCAAGAAGAAATTGACCGCATTACAAGTCACATTGACCAACGCTTTAATAAGCTTGAAGAAAAAATTGACCAGCTTATTCGGCAAGGGAGATAATGATGCCAAGTAGTTCTAAGAAACAACACAATTTCATGGAAGCGGTGGCTCATAATCCAGCGTTTGCTAAGAAAGCCGGAGTGCCCATATCAGTGGGCAAAGATTTTTCATCGGCTGATAAAGGCCGTAAATTTGCAAAAGGTGGAACTATGGCTAAGAGCGACATGAAAGAAGACATGGCAATGGACTTGAAACAAGATAAGTCTATGATGCAAAAGGCCGTAAACAAACATGAGAGCCGCCTGCACAAAGGCCAGCCCATGACCAAACTTGCAAAGGGTGGTTACACCCGTGCAGCAGACGGATGTGCTACTAAGGGTAAAACCAAGGGCACAATGATTACCATGAACAAGGGCGGAATGTCTTGCTAAGGAGTTGATATGGCTACTAAAAAACCTATGAAGAAGTTTAAACGCTACGAAGGTGGCGGCGAAGTTATGGGTGACATGGATCCCAAAGAAGCCGCCGATAAACAGCGTGGCTTAGATATATCAAACAAAGAAGCTCCTGTGGGTTTCTTTGAACGTATCCGCGCTGGTAACATTGATCAGCCCGGTTCAGAAGCGTACAACCGATTTGGTGCTGGCCGTGGTAAAGCTGAGGCTCCAGTTCCTGTTACTGTACGTCCTCCTGCTACGCCTGCAATGCCTGCTGCATCTTCGCGTCCTTTGTCTGATGACATGTATTCAGACTATGGCCCAAGTGCTGGCCGAAGTTCTAGCGAAACAATCACGCCGACACGTCCTATGGCAACAAAGCCTACGGTGACGGCCAGACCTCCTGCTACGCCTGTCCCACCATTGCGTGATACTGGCCCTAACCGCAGTGACTTGATTAACAAGCCTTCGTTAAACACTAACTACAGCAATGAAGGCCGTAACAAGCCTGCGCCAGCCGCTCCTACCAAGCCCACCATGGACACTAAAGCCATGAATGAGGATGCCAAAAAAGCTATAGCTGATGATCCAAGCTCTTTAATGGGTATGGCTGGAGCCGGTGCAGCAGCTTTGTTTGGCGCAAGCAAATTAGGCAAGATGTTTAAAGGCGCAAAGAATGCCGCCAGTGCTGGGAAAAGTTTAATTACATCTCCAGCGGCAAAGAATGCCATGGGTAAAGCTGATGACGCAAAAGCAGCCTCAGCCTACGACAAGCTGAAGAAAAGCAGCTTTACCAAGGGCGACGATGTTACCGATGTAGTACCCAAATCTACTGCTATGAAGCAGTTAGGTAAGCCGACTGGCAAGAAACCATTGGATGAGTCTGATACTACAGGCGGCGCAATCGGCTACAAACGCGGCGGTAAGATGAAGAAGTATGCATCCGGTGGAATGGTTTCATCTGCGTCTAAACGTGCTGACGGCATTGCCACCAAAGGCAAAACTCGTTGCAAGATTTGTTAAGGAACTATCATGAGTCCAGCAGAAAAAGAAGCTCGTCAAGAGCAAGCCGACCGCAAAATGCGGGCAGCGGCTGAAAAAGCCTACAACAAAGAAATGCCAGAGCCAGACACAACGTTTGGTAAGCTTGGTCGTAAAGCTGCCGGTATTGCAATGGCTCCCGCAGGTGCGCTTGTTGGTGGCGCTCTGCTAGGGACACAACCCGGTAGTCCCGGAATTATTGACTCTGCTAAGTTTGGTGCTAAGAGCATGTATCACCGCTTAGCAGGCAATAAAAAAGAAGACGACGAAGCTACGCAAGATTATTTAGATGCTGCTAAACGCGCTCAAAGCATTGAAACTAAACGCAACACTGGTGAAACCACTAATCCTGCTGGTGACTCATACAAAAAAGGCGGCATGACTGCCAAGTACCAGTCATTCTCTAAAACAGGCAAACCTGCCAGCATGAAGAAAGTTACCAAGATGGCCGACGGCGGTTTTGTTCGTGCTGCCGATGGTATCGCTCAACGGGGTAAAACCCGTGGAAAGATGTGCTAAATCATGATTGCCAGCCGTGGAATGGGAGCCATGCTCCCCAGCAAAATGCCCAAAGGTGTCAAGAAAGCCCGTCGGGATAACACTGACTTCACTCAGTACGCTGAAGGTGGGCCTGTTGGACTTTATGCCAACATTAACGCCAAGAGAAAACGTATAGCCGCTGGCTCTAAAGAAAAAATGCGTAAGCCCGGATCTAAAGGCGCTCCTAGTGCTCAAGATTTTATCCAATCTGCAAAGACTGCTAAAAAATGACCACTACCGGCTCCACCCTCTTTAATCTTGACTTCACGGAAATTGCCGAAGAAGCATGGGAGCGTGCGGGTCGGGAGATGCGTTCAGGCTATGACTTGCGTACAGCACGCAGGTCAATGAACCTAATGACCATTGAATGGCAGAACCGTGGCATCAACATGTGGACTATGGAGCAGGGGTTTATTAACCTGACTCCGGGTCTGGCTACGTATGCTTTGCCTACAGACACAATTGATTTGTTAGAGCAGGTTATCCGTACAGGCCAGAACTCAGCATCCACACAGGCTGACTTAACAATCACCCGTATTAGTGTTTCTACCTATGCGACCATTCCAAACAAACTCCAACAAGCCCGTCCAATCCAAGTCTGGGTTCAGCGTTTGTCTGGAGAAGTTAACCCAACGGCTGCGATTTTGGATGGAGCCATCACCTCCACGGCAACCACGATCACGCTTAACACGGTGGTTGGGTTAGCTGGATCAGGATTTATTCGTTTAAACAGCGAAGACATCTATTACACCTACATATCAGGGAATACCCTAAGCGGTGTATTCCGTGGGCAGAACAACACAACTGCTGCTGCACAAGCGGATGGCACGGCTGTCTTTGTTCCTCAGCTTCCTGCGGTTACTGTCTGGCCTACGCCTGATAACAGCACGCCCTACCAGTTTGTTTACTGGAGACTGCGCCGGGTTCAAGATTCTGGCGCTGGTGTAGAAACAGCCGACATGAACTTCCGCTTCCTGCCCTGCCTTGTGGCTGGGTTGGCGTACCACATTGCGATGAAAGTGCCTGAGTTAATGCCTCGCCTTGAGATGCTCAAAGCTGCATACAACGAGCAGTTTGATCTGGCAGCCGGTGAAGACAGGGAGAAGGCCGCAATTCGGTTTGTGCCCCGTCAGATGTTCATTGGTGGGAGTATGTAATGGGTAACCGATTTGCATCCGGCAAGATAGCGATTGCTGAGTGTGATCGGTGCGGCCAACAGTACCAGTTAAAGAAGCTTAAGACTGAAGTCATTAAGCAGCGCCAGTATCAGTTGCTGGTGTGCCCAGAGTGCTGGGATCCAGACCAACCGCAGTTAATGCTTGGTACGTTCCCAGTGGATGATCCGCAAGCTCTACGCAACCCGCGTAGGGATACAACGTATGTGACCTCCGGTGTAAACGTTAATGGGTTTGTGTCCGGTGGTTCACGAGACATTCAGTGGGGCTGGCAGCCTGTTGGGGGCGCTAGTAATTTTGATGCGGGATTGACACCAAACTACTTGGTGGCAACCACATTTGTTGGTACAGTAACAGTATCTTAAGGAGTTTAAACATGGCTTACACACGATCAGCAGACGGGATTGCTA